GTGTGGAAAGACAAATGGTCGACCGCATGTAGTGGCAGCGATGTCAGGAATATGGAGTGATCACAAGTTTGCAAAAGCAGTGTTGTCAATGGCACGACCTAAGATAGCGGACCGACCAAGAGAGCCGCTTAAATTTTTGGAAGAAGCACTGGATAATATGTACCGAATGATGGGAGTGAAGCTCTCTATGAAAGAAAGAGCAAGATTCTCGTTTAAGTCTTTAGAAGGTATGTATTTGGGTGCAGCTAATGGAACTACAGAAGGCGCGACTTACAATATAACTGAAGGGCTTGATGAGCCAATACGAGTCTCTAATAAAGGAAAGAAAATTGACACTTTTGAGCAGGATTTGATTGCTATAATTAAGTTCTTGCGTACAGGAAAGGCACCGGCGGTTTACTGGTCAGTGCCTCCTAAGACGGAAAATTTCTTTTCATTTGAGAAGCAGTGGAGTGATGAACAATGGGAGTCATTTACGAATAAGTTACGAGTGTTTAATATTCCTACGGGGATCTATATTCACTTGGAAAGAATGTGTTCACTCCTGAGGCATTTGAAAGAACGAGGAAAGGTAATTCGGGTTGGGCATCGATGGTCTCATGGTGGAGCTCAGACGTTAGCAAGAATGTTGGGAATAGATATTAAGACTTGTTGGAGACCGACAATAGTAGAAGGAGATGCAAAATTGTATGATCAAACTGTACGAGAGGCGTTTGTTAACTTGTATTTTTCGACAATGACAATGCACTATGACCAGACTGATCCAGATGCACAGATGATAGAGGAAGTTCTAAAATTTCTTTTGAAGAATATGATTACTAGAGTTACTCAGTTGTTTGGAGATGTTTGGGGAATAGTAACAGGGGGAGTCCCTTCGGGGGCTTTTAACACTAGTCATATGGATTCCTGGATAATGGCATTGTATTTTTGTTTATTTTGTGTTTGGCAAATAAATCAAGCTCCGATAGAGGTGCAGGAAGAATTAGAATCACATTTTTTTTTATACATTAGATTAATTGTCTATGGGGACGATCATTTGTATAATAAGGGAGAAGGAGTAAGTGCGCAGTACTTTGGAGGTCAGGCTTTTGCTGACTTTATGAAAAAACATTTTGATGTCACTATCCGAGACTTGAAGGATGGGATTCCATTTTGTTCTACGACTACACCAGATGGTTTTGTTCGAAAGATGGGGGCAACGTTTTTACGTCACCAGTTTGTACTGAATCCTAGTATAAAGAAGGATCAGCCGTGGTGTTTGCCGTTCCGAGAGACCAGAGAGTATATGATTCGAGCAGTACATGGTAGAGAGACGAAAAGTAGAGACCAAATAGATGTCTTGCTGAGTGTGGTAGGACATGTGTATGGTACGTATGCGTCGAATCCGGATGCATATGAGCGCTTAGCAATATTCTATTCTGAGTTAGTTTCTTCTATAGTTGATAATTTAGCAGATCTCCCAAAATTGATGCGTAGTCGTATGACGGAATTGGATCTTAAGAAAATTCGTCAGACTAATTTAACAACAGATGATATTTGTAATGGTTTCCCTACGTGGGATACCTTAGTGGATAAGAATCGTTATGATTCCCACTATCAAGATATTTCCCAGATCCCGTTAGACTTTGATTCAGATATCTCGGGACTGGATGATGTCTTTTAGTAGTAGGCTTCTCTTTAAAGCCGGCTGATCTAGCCAATGGTTGCATAATTCTTTTATATCTTTTTTAGTTAAAAAGAGACAAACAATAAAAATTATAAAAATT